TGTCTCAGCGGGCGCTCTCGGAGTTTCCCTCCAGCTCCTCCTGGTCCTTGGCACCAAGCCCGCTAAGACGCGTCGCCACCGTGTACAGGTGGTCCACGACTTGAGCAGGCATATCGCCGATCGCGTCAACGTCGACGCTGCTGAAGACGGGCTTGCCATCGGCGTACACGCACAGCGCCACTAGGCTTGCCCGAATGTTGCGCACCGACCTTCCCTTGGCCGAGACGATGCGCTGCTCCCATTCGTCACGCCCGGCGGCAGTGAGGCCCCGAACCTCGACCTCACCGACGCCGGGCACGTTGACCATCTCCGAAGGGACGGTCGCCCGAAGGGCCAACAGTTGGTCCCTGAGACTGCTCATCACGCCACGTCCGCAATGGCCACAGAGCCGTTGAGCTTGATGGTGATGCTGGCGGTCACCGACGCGTCGATACCGGCCCGAGCGCTGAACTGCGTCACGTAGCCGGCGCACTGGACCGTGGTGCCCTTGTTGTTGGTGGCCTCACCAAACTCCAGGAGGAACGCGCGGCAGGTGTTGGCGCCGGTCAGTGTCGAGTCCAGATCATCGTAGAGCGTGGTCTGGTTGCTGCCAGTGTCGGTGTCCAGGTTGACTTCGAGGCTCAGGGTTCCCGAGTCAACCAGGCCGCCCACGAACTTGCGGAAGCGGTCCGAGAGGGTGGTCACGTCGATGGTGGTCAGGCTGATCCCGTCGACGTTCAGGCTGAGCACGTTGCCCACCAGAGTCGCCGGGGTGCCGGTGTAGGTGCAACCGGTGCCCGATGCTCCGTACTTGAGGGTGGTGCCCCACGATGCAATGGCTGGCATGTCTGTGTCTCCTTATGGTGCAGGCGGCAGGCCGCCCTGGTAGATGGTTGAGGGTGTCACTGCGTCGCTGCGGTAGTACGCATCGACGCCTACAGAAGTCACGTGATAGCCCGCCTCGTCGCCCTCGGCGCCCGAGTCGTAGGTGGTGTTCTCGCGGGCCACACGGATCTCCATGACAGTGGTGCTCCGGCTGGTTCCGGCGGCGCCGTGGATGCCCTTGCGGACAGCCTCGGCCAAGGCAAGGCTGGCCTTCGCCGTGGTGGCGATGCAGTCGATGTCAACGCTCAGCCGCCGCAGGCGATCGGTGCGGTCGATAGCCGGGCTCACGTCGGAGTTGTCGTTGTACTCCAGCACGATGCACGGATAGCCGGTCACGTCTCGGTACGACACGAATATGCGAGCGTTCAACGGGGTGGTCCCGACCAGGCTCACCACGCTGCTGTTGGACAGCAATGCATCCCGAACGACTGCAGCGATGGTCGCGCTCATGTTGCCTGCCTCACCCCAGCACGTCGAGCGGCATTTGCCGCGGCCTTCTCAATCATCGGCGGCAGCCGCGTTGAGAGCATTTGACTGGCTGTCGCCGAGAACGCCTTGAGGATGTTGATGCCACGCATCCAGCCGCGGTACTGGTTGCTGGTCTGGTACGTCTTTCCGCCCTTGCGCTTGATGCTCTGGGTCCGCTTGCGGCCAGACTCCATCAGGTGAACAGCCTCGCCCCAAGCCTTGACCCGCAGCACGAATGCCTGCTGGTCCTTCGATCGCTTGACCTTGAAACCGAAGCCCGACTTCAGCAGCGCCTTCAGCGTTCGAGCCCGGCTGAACCCCACGGGCTTGCCGCGCTTGGTGTTCCGGTTCCACCAGCGATGCTGCAGGGCCTTTGCCGTGCTCTCGCCATCATGCTTGGCAGGGGCATCGTTGTAGTGCCGCACCAGGGCGTCCCGGGTCGGCGTGCCGATCTCGCGCAGCGTTGACAGGATTGCCTTGGACAGGTCCTCATCGACCATGTTTCGGATGGCCTTTTCCATCTCTGGAATGCCTTGGACCAGGTAATCCTTGAGCTGGGATCGCGGGAAATCGCCCATGGGTCACGTCACGATCTGCCTGCAGACCAGGTCGAGGTACTGACGCCGTTCCTGCCAGTCGATGGCGGTGACAACCTCCCAAGTGGTCTGCACCTTGCCCTGCTCCTGGGCCACCGTCCGCAACTGGGATCGGTGCGTGATATCCGGGTGCCAGCGGGTGCGGATCTTGTGCGTCACGATCTGATTCAGCTGGCGATGGTTCATTCGCTCATCCGCGCTCGCCTCGTTGATCGCAGCCATCACGGTCAGCGTGCTGGTGGCCTTGCTGCTGGTGACCTGTCCGAACTCGTCGGTCGAGTCGGTCGGGTTGTAGACAGCCAGTGGCGTCCGCATGTAGCCCGGGTTCATGCGTACTCCCCGCTGTGGTACTGGACGATCAGACGCTGCACGGTCATCGGGACCTCGTAGAGCTGCGTCGGGCCCACGGCCGTGCGGTTGTCGTACAGATGCGTCGCCTGCAGCAGGGCTGCGTGCCGCAAGGCTGCTGGCACGTTCGACGCCGACGCCCCGTAGCCCGCGACGAAATTGACCGTTACGTCCAGGGCGCCGGTGCCCTGGGTGGCTGGCCAGCTCTCGGTGCTCTTCAACACGACCCGGCCGACGCCGTTCACCGAGTAGGTGTGGTACACGGTCGCGGCCAGCGTTTGGGTCGACCCGGCAGAGTCGGTGTAGGTCACGCTAGTGACGCTGGAGAGTGGCGACCGCGGCAGGATGATCTCGCCATCCTCGGGGAATCGCTCCAGCTGATACGCGAAACTGCGATTGATCAGGGCCCGGCGTGTCTCGTGCTCGATGATCTGCGTGGCCGTGGTGATGAGCGTGCTCAGGTAGGTGTCGTCCTGGCTGTGATAAATCCGGGCGTGGGTCTTTACGTCGGACGCGGAAATGGCAGGCGACGAAGCACCCGTATCAGACAGGGTTGTGCGCATGTTCTGGTTCATGCCCAAACCCTCATCGGCACCGCAGGCGGCGGGTTAAGGATCGGCAGTTCCTCCAGCACCTCCGGCGGCAGTTCACCCGCTACCCGCAGGTTTGCGTGGAACCGAGCATCCGTGACAGGCTCGCCGTCCACGATGCGAGTCACCGGGCCGATCCAGCCGAGATCAAGCCGGATGCCGTTGTAGTCGATCACAGTGCCGTCGATGATCTGCCCGTCCACGTTCGGGATCGTGATGCCTGCGGCGAGGAACGCATTCGCCATCGCGGCCTCGGTGGTGGTGCGTAGGTAGTAGTCGCTCATGTAACCAGTCCGTTTAGGGTTGCGTTGGGCAATCGCTGCGGCCAGAACTTCAGCGTCCTTATGTGCATGAAGTTGTCGGCGTTCGGATTGAAGATGATCTTGTCCGCGTCGAAGCCGCTGCCCAGTGCCGTGGTCGTGGTTTCCGATCCGATAGTCGTGCCGGTGTTGACGTACATGGCGGAGTTGCCTGTCTTCACGGCGAGCGCGTGCTTGAACACGGTATTTACGGTTGCGTTCGTGGCTGGCGACGCCGTGAAGTCATACAGAGCGACCGCATTAGCACGAATCACGCTGCCTGTCGTGACATAGCCACGCGATCTTGATGTGCTGCCGCTATTGCGATTCAACCACAAGAATTGATTGGTCGCCGGAGATCGCGTGATGTCGCCAGTCCACAGCACGGTGAACTCCGACTGATTAGCGGGCCACCATGAGGAGAAGTTGGTTCCCGTAATGTCGCACGAATCCGCCGCTCGCTGCACGGTGCTTGTGCCCGTAGGGATGTACGAGGTGGCAGCGGATGAGGCTTCTAGTTGTGCGCCCCAAACGGTCATCGAGTTGGTGTTGTCACCGACCCAGTTCGTTGCCGGATCTTGCTCGGTGTTTTGCACTACCAGCCAAACATCGGTACTGGTTAGCGATGCCGTCCATGTCATCGTGACGCGATACCACCCATTCGCATAGGGCGTGATGGTCCGCGTGTTGGTGATGCCATAGCCCGACGATGAATTGCCGGCCAGATTGAACGAAGCACGAGTCTGCGGCCCTGTCGTGACCAATCCAAGAACGCCATATCCTGATGGCTTGGCAAAAACCGACATCGTGTAGGTCGTGCCGCTCACAATCGTGTTCGCGCCGGTTCCCAGATAATGCAAGCCGCTCGTCGTGTTCGGGATCAACTTGACCGCAGTAGTTGCGCCGTCAGGAGATGATTGGCCTGTCCATCCGGTCGTGTTCAGATTGGTTCGCACACCGTAACCCGGGAATGTTGCCGTGCCCATGTCCTCGCTTCGTGGCAGCAGGTTCGTGACGCTGCCCTCCAGAAGCAGCCCGCGAGGAGCGAGCGTGGTCGGGTCGTAGTCGAAGCGGGCTTTCGTCGGATCGTTCGTCGCCGCAGCCGTGACCTGCTGAACCAGCCCGCTGGAATTGATGAACGTGGCGATGCTGTTTCTCGTGTAGGTGAACCGCGAGTCCAGCGATGACATCGTGGTGAAGTCCAGCGACAGCGTGGAGCCGTCGCCGCGACGCAGCATGAAGGGCGCGAACTTGCTGGCCTTCATCGCCGCGCCCCCTTCTTTGCAGCCCGGCAGCATTCGGGCTTCACGCATGCCTCCGGCTGGTCCGGGTGGAAGTCAGCACGCTCGGCCCAGCCGAGGGACAAAAACTCGATGGCACGGGCATCGGGCAGGTCGTAGACCAGACCCTCGCCGTAGCCCTCGCTAGCCATCCCGACGGTCTGCAGCATCTTGACCTTCATCGCGTCCTCGAAATCCCCTGGGGAGGTTTCCCTCCCCAGGGGGTTGCTGTCAGTCACTCAGATCAGTTCTTGCCACGCAGGAATCGGAACGCGTCCGTCTGCGTGTACTTGATGTCAACCCGGCTGGTGCAGACCATGCCGATGTTGTCCTCGTCCGCGAAGCGCTCGTTGAGCACACGCAGCGAGAACTGGCTGCGCTGTCCAATCACGAGGAAGTCGAACGCACCGATCAGGCCGCAGATGCCGCCACCGGTGTAGCCCGTCGACGTGGTGGCCGGATCGGGCACGTAATGCGACGCGTAGATCGGAATGCCCATCACGCGGTCGGGCTCGCCCAGGACGCCGCTCGGCTGCCAGAAGTAGGTGGTTGTCGAGCTGGACAGAATCGGCGCCTGCCGGATGAACTGCAGCACCTTGTCGCTCACCAGGATCGCGCAGCTGGGGTGCTGGCGATACTGACGCGGCAGGCTGTACACGAGGTCCTGAATCTCAGCGGCAGTGATCGCCGTGTTAGCGGCCAACTGCTTGCCGACCGACGGACCCGTCGAGGCAGTCGTGGCAGACGGTCCGACCGTCAGGATGCCAGTGGGCTGTCCGGACGCGCCGGTGCCCACGAGGAAGCCCTGCTCCTCCTTCTCCGCAAAACCCTTGGCGAAGGAGTTGGTCAGGATGTTCTCCAGGCTGAAGCCCGGGCCGCGGGCGGGGGCGTCCTCGGCCAGCTCGCGGCTGACCTTGGCGAGACCCGCCAGCTTCTTGGCGTTGAGGACCACGCTGCTGAAGGTGGGGTTGGTGCTCAGCGAGTCAGTGATTGAGCTGCCTTCCGTGGTCCAGTTGACCGAAGCCACGTTGCTCTCGATCACCAGGTCACGCTTCCATGACCCCATCGGCATGATCTGGGCGAGTTTGCGCAGGGTCACGACCTTCTGCAACTGCTCGAAGATCTTGTCGCTGAACTCGGTCGGGGCGATCACATCGCCCAGGCCCGTGCCACCCTCGCTCAGGGCGCGCTGCTCGTTCGGCCCGATCAGCTCGCCGCGGCGGAGGTAGGAGTCGAACGCATCCCGGTACTCGTCGGTATCGGCCCACGAGCCCCAGCGGGTGCCCTTGTTGGCCTTGACCGCCTTGGTCGCGGAGCGACGCTCGGGAGCGTCGGGCGACTCAACCCAGCCCAGGTTGGTGTCCTTTTGGGCCAGCTGCATGAGGCTCACGTTCCGCTCGCGCTGCTCCTGCAGCTTGCGGTACTCGGCCTGCATCGCGTCGAAGCGCTGCGTGTCCTCGGCGCTCATGTCGCCGCCGTTCTCGTTCGCCGCGTCGATCATCGACTGCATCTCGCGGTAGAGGGCGCCCATCTTCTCGACGAGCCCTCGGTAGGTGTCCTTGTCGTTCATGTGTTTCCCTTTCGTTGTGCGGGCTCAGGACCGGTTTACGTTCAACACGCCTGAGGAATGGAGGAGAGCCCCGTCCGCCCGCACGCTGGCGACGAAGGCTGTGGAATCGGTGTCCGCGTACCGCTCGCTCAGACGCGTCACGGTGAAACCCGCGAAGTTGGTCACGAGGAGGTACTTGCTCGGATCGAAGAACATCACCAGCGTGTCGCCGCTGGCTGGAGTGGTATTGCTCAGCCGGTGATAAATCGTCGGCAGGCCCTCGACCGTCGTGCCCTGCTTCATGTTGCCCATGAACACCGGGAACAGCGGCGGGTAGAAGGTCGAGTCAAACGATGCGGTGAGTCGGCTGTTGATCACCGCGACGCTGTTGATCCACTGTTCGTACGCCATGGGCGACAGCGCCGAGTTGGTCGAGGCCCACGCACCGGCCAGGATGTCGCTGGCCTTGTTGGTGGTCGCCACGCCGGTGCTGGCCGTGCGGCTGTACGCCTTGGCGGAATTGAACGCGCCCTGACACTCGCTCGTGCCGTTGCCAATCAGGATTTGACGGTTGATCTCGGTCTTCAGTTCGCTTGCAAACTCTTGCAACAGGAACTGCTCGACGCTAGCTGCGGCGGCTGAATCCTCCAGCAGCTCGTTGCTGACGCGGGCCCAGATGTGGACCTTCTTGAGGCCAAAGGTGTAGGTCGTGCTGCCGCCGCTGCCTTGCTGCGGCAGAGCAAACTGCGTGCTGCTGGTGTACGACTCGGTGCGCAGTCCCTCAGTGCCGATCACGGCAGTAGCGGTCGCACCCGAGCCGCCGCCGCCCGAGAAACTGACCGTCGGAGCAGACGTGTAGCCGCTGCCAGCGTTGGTCACCGCAATGCTGACCACCGCGCCGCCGCTGATCGTGGCCGTGGCCGTGGCACCCGATCCACCGCCGCCGGTAAACGCCACCGTCGGGGCCGAGGTGTAGGCGCTTCCTCCAGCGGTCACGTCGATGCGTGCTACCACGCTGGTGTTATTGATGACATCCGAGCCGACGTAGATGGGGGCAGTGAACTTCTCGGAACTCTGCACCATGCGGACGCGGCTCAGGATTGCGTCCTGCTGCATCGCCGAGTCGATGAAGTCGATCCAGCCCGTGGGGGCGACGCCGCTGCCCAGGCCGGAGCCAGACAGGCTCAGGGCTCGGGTCTCAGCATCGCTGAGGCGGTTGACGCCGTGCCTCAGGTACGTCTGGAACAGGTGGCGGTACTCGTCGCCGCCGCGGTCCAGGGTTGTCTTGGTTGCCATCACAGTCTCCGGGGTTATCGCCGGGACTGCGCAGCAAAATGGCGCACTGACCCGGCGGTTGTCTTCGTCGTTGACATCCGCAGTTCGAGCCAGTGCGCCACACGGGCTGCACGGAGGATCGCTCGCTCGTCAGTCAGCGTGCACTAGGCAGGGGCTGCTGGGAGCGGAGGTATGAGTTGTCGGGTTCATTAGACCAATTCAGGAACCCGGTTCAAGGGGCAACGTCACGCCGGGGGCATCAGCCGCAGACGCCTGGCCGGCGCCGGATGGGCCTCAGCCCGGGCCTCGACGCTTGTGCCCTCGTTGGCAGGGAACGTGACCAGGCTGATCTCCAGCAGGTCGGCGTCGCGGATGATCCGCAGCGGTTTGGCCGCGCCCTTCTCGTAGGTCTCGTCACGCACCTGAAACCCGAAGGAGCACTGCGTGACCACGCCGCTCTTAACCAGCTCGTAAGCCTCGCGTCCGCTCTGGGTGTCGGGCAGGGTGGCCTCGAAGCCCAGGCCGGTTTCATCGGCCCACAGACGGAGGTTGCCAGCCCGGACGCGGGCCAGCGGCTTGCCGGTGTCGTGGTTCCAAAGCAGGGCAATCTCGTCGGCCTGGTCCAAAGCCTTGTTGAACGCGGCTGGGTCCAGCCGTTCCTCAAATGAGCCCATATCGTAAATGTCCCAGGTGGCGGCATAACCGCTGACGCGAAGGCCCTCGCCGCCGCTCAGGGTGCCCTTGTCTCGTGTCTCACGCTTGTGCATTGTTGATCTCCAGAAGGGGAAGGTTGAGCAGAGTCACCTTGAGCAAGTCCAGCAAGGCGGCCGCGGCCGATCCCGGCATGGACCGCAGCCCGTCCAGCTGCTCGCCCAAGGTCTTGATGTCGCCGATGCGGCTCCGCAGCATGCGGGCGTGCCGCACCAGGTCGGCGTCCAGCACGGCCACCGCCTGGGCCTCGTCACCGAGCAGGCGGCCCAGCCCGGCCACGACCGACCGCAGGTCCGCATCGAGGCAGTCGATTGGTGGCGCCCACCGGTCGAGCTTCGCCTGCGTGCGCTGCCGAATCAGATACTCGGATAGTCGGGCCAGGTGACGCTGGTACGCAGCCTCGACCGCTGGACGAACCGCCGCAATGGCCACCGACGCGACCGCTGCACGGTCCTCGGCCTCGTTGTCATCGCTGGGGGCCTCAGGCTCGATCTCGTCGGGCTCAATGTCCACAGACGGCTCCTCAGCCTCCGGCGCCTCGGCGGGCGCGGTAGGCCCTTCAGCAGGCTGCTGGCCGGGGGCCTCGGTGTTCATGGGCACGCGGATCTGGTCGCCGCCATCGACTGCCGGGCGCCCTTCCAGAGCGCGGGCCTCGTTGACGGTCAGGATGCCGTTGGTGATGCCGACCGCGTACGCGTTGAACCGGGTGCTCATGTCAGCCCGGAGCAGGCTGTCGAAACTGATCCGGGTGCAGAATGCCTCGCCGCGGGGGATCAACTTCCGGCTGGCCTCCTGCTCCAGCCGGGTGGCCCAGCTGCTCAGGGTGTGCTTGACGAACTCGCTGTCGGCCTGCTCGGCGCTGTTCCAGCTGGTGGCGTCGGTGTCGCCGACCTTGTGGCTGGGAACGCCAAACGCCGCCGCGATCTGCTGGCGGCAATACTTCCGCATCTCGATCAGGTCCGCGTCTCTAAAGTTGGGGGAGATGGGGTCGTACTTGAGCCCGTCCTCCAACACGGCCACGCGACCGGCGCGGCTTGCACCACCGTGTGCCGCCTGCCACGCCTCCCGCAGTCGCTTCGACGCCTCAGGGCTCAGTCGGCCAGGCATCTGCAGCGTTCCGGCCGGTACCGCGTTGTTCGCGTAGAACGTGGTCACGTACCGCTGCACCTCCAGCTCCAGCCCGATGATGTCACGCATCAGGTGGATCGGCGGCACGCCGAGCACGCCCTCCATGGTGGGGCCAGTCAGGTGAAACACGTCGTACGCTCGGAACCGACGCGCCGACTTCTCGGGATCGGTCCCGGTGTACCGGCCGCTAAAGACCTGGTAGTAGGGCTGGTTCGCCTCGTCGCGGTACATGCTCACGTAGTCCGGCCGCAGCAGTTCCAGGGCCACGGCACGCCCGGCCGCGTCACGCTGGATGTACGCGTAGCCGTTTCCAGCCAGCAGCGCGTTGGTGATCAGGGCCTCGCGGAACGAGACCGCGGTGTAGTCCTCGCCGGGCTCGTAGTTCAGCAGGCCGTAGAGCGGGTGGGCAGACTCAGCCACCTTGCCATCGGCCGACTCGCGCATCACCTGCCACTCTAGCCGGGCCAGCGAGCCCGCGATCAGACGCACGCAACTGAACACGCTCGGGGCCTCCAGCGCCCGCGTCGGCGTGATCACCTCGCCGGTGTAGGAGTAGGTCTGGATATACGACTGCACGGAACCCGAGACGGGCTGGCCAATGGGAACCGTCTCCTCAAAGTCCGAGCGCGGCGGGGGGGCTCCGAGGTAGCGACGCAGTAGGTCTGTCAGACCCATGTGATGGTCCTTTCTTCGTAGACGCTGGGTCCGTGCTCGTCCTGCTTCTGGTGCAGCCAGGTGGCGAGCGCGGTGACGAGAGCAGCGAGCGGGTCAATGCGCTCCGTGCTGCTCGACTTCGATGGCTTGAGGTTCCCGGCCGGGTCCTGATCCACGACCGTGTTGCTGACTGCCCAGTTCAGTAGGCAGTTGTCGGGGTGACGAATCTTCCGGCTGGTCACCAGGGCTTCGAGCCGCTTGCACGGTTCGCTGAGCGTGCGGAATCCTTGCCGCACCTCAAGCATGGGAACGCCCTCGGTGTAGAGCCCGCTGGCCAGCTGCGTGGCGTTCCATGGGTCGTAGCCGATGTGCCGCACCTGGTAGCGGCGGAACACGTCGCGGATGCGGGCCGCGATGTGGTCGTAGTCCACCACCGAGCCCGGCGTCGGGTGCAAGTGGCCCTTGCTCGCCCACACGTCGTACGGGGCCCGGTCGCTCCGGCTGCGCCGGCGGATGCCTTCCTCCGGGCACCAGGTCCACGTGAGCACGTCCACCGACCCGTCGCCGGCAGGAAACACCAGCGCCAGCGAAGACAAGTCCGTTGTCGTGGACAGGTCCAGCCCACCCCAGCACTCACGGCCCTGCAGGCTGTCGGCGTCCGCCGCGCTCGACGCACACGCTGCCCAGGCGTCGCTGCTGATCCAGACCCGCTTGCTCTCGGTCCACTGGCACAGGTACAGCTGGCGGAACGTGGTCTCGTAGGTCGGCAGTTCCTTCGCCTTGTCGCACTCAGCCCGCAGGAACTCTTCCGACACGGTGACACCCAGAGAGGGGTTGCACTGCCGCCAGACCTTCGGGCTCTTCCAGTCCGCCTCGACCGGAGCGGAGAACAGCACCGGCATGAACGCCGGGTCCTCGATGACCCCGTCCCGAACCTTGGCCGCGTAGTCGTGCAGTTCCCAGCACAAACTTTCGCGGTCGTGTCCTGCGGTCGTGATGCAGACCTGCAGCGGCTGCTTGCGAGCACCCATCGAGGTCACCATTGCGTCATACAGGTCGCGGTCCGCGAAGGTGTGCACTTCGTCAAAGATCACGCAGCTGGCGTTCTTGCCGTGCTTGGTCCCGGCGTCGCTGCTCAGCACCTCGAGTTTCGACGTGCCGAACGTGATGACGTTGCGGAACACCTCGACCTTGGCCGCCAGTTCGGCGTTGCTCTGCACCATCTGCCTGCAGGCGTCTCCGACAATCGCCGCCTGGTCGCGGGCTGAGGCACAGCAGTACACCTCGGCTCCCTGCTCGTGGTCGCAGAGCAGCATGTAGAGCCCGATGGCCGCCAGCAACGTGCTCTTTCCGTTCTTGCGAGGGATCTCGATGTACGCGCTGCGGAATCGACGGGTGCCGTCGGCACGCTTCCAGCAGAGCAGGGCACCGAGCAGGTCGCGTTGCCAGGGCAGCAGCTCGAATGGGCGGCCCGCCCACACGCCCTTGGTGTGACGCAGCAGCCCGAAAAACTGCGTTAGGCGCTGCAGTTCCTCCACGTCAAACCAGTCGCCCTTGCGGGCGGTGGCTGACGCACTGAAGCCCGCAACGGGGTCCAGCTTGTCAGGCGATCTTCGGCTTGAGGAGCGCGTCGATGCCCGAGGCATCCCCCTTCTGCTTTCTCGACGACACAAGACCCACACGACTTGCAGGAGTCAGCCCGAACTCCTTGCCGATCTTCGACGCCTCAGCCCAGGCATCGTCACGGACCTTCTTTGAAGGATTCTCCTTCTTCCCGTGCGGGCTTTCAATGGCCAGGCCGGTCTGCCTCACCTCAGCCTCAGCCCGCTCGAACTCGGCCATGGCATGGGCCCAGCGATTGTGCGCGGCGTAGTCCTCGGCCGCGTACAGACCCATCCGCCGCAGGTCCTCGACCAGCCGATCGAAGTACCAGCGGGCACGCTCGTCACTGGCGACAAACGGCAGCAGCAGGGCAGGGCCGTCGCTGCCTCCAGGCTCGCCATCACGCTGCGGAATCAGCGTGCTGCTGCGAAGCTTGAGCACGTTTGTCGGCGTTGGCCGGGGCCCGCGGCGTCCCATCAGGAAATCTCCCTTGAAAACCCTTGGCCGCGTGTAGACAGGACCCGGAGTCGGTCATGCCGGTATTGCGTCATTTCGTTGAACCCCCCGGTCTTCGAGCCCGCACGTCCTGCTGCGTCTTCACCGCGTGGCAATCGACGCACAACGGCTGCAAGTTGCCTCGGTCGTGGTCGCCTCCGTCCCGCAGCGGGCGAATGTGATCTACGACCGTGGCCGCCGTCACCCGGCCGCGTGCCATGCACCGGCGGCACACAGGCTCCTCGTTGAGCACCACCTGTCTGAGCAGCTGCCACTGGCGACCATACCCACGCTCATGCGTGGTGCCTCGGTCCTCGGCCTGGTGGGTCACCACGCTTGGCGTCGGGGCAGGGCCGACCCTCAGCCTTGGCGGACGCTGCCTCATGCCTGCCTCCAGCCCGCACGCCACAGTGCTCGGGCGATTGACGTGGCCGTGGTGTCCACGGCCTCCTCGTCCAGCTCGGGTCGAGCCGCGTGCAGCACCTCGTGCACCAGCGTGTCGAGCATGGCCTGCGGCTTGAGGCTGCGGCGAATGCTGATGGTGGGGTGCCTGCCTGGTGGGTGGTCGCACAAACCCCACGCCTTGCCCATCGCCTTGGCCTCCACAAACTGAACCCGCCAAGTGCGGCCGTTGATCCTGGTGCGGTAGTCACTGGGCATCGTGCACCTCCCACGCGAGCCGAGGCTTGCCGCCCTTCTTCTCAGCGTAGTCCCACGTCACGAACAGACGCAGCCACTTCTGACGAATCGGAGATGGACCAAAGCCCTTCTCGACCTCCCAGCCCGCGGCACCCTGCGACTTCTCCCAAGAAGCTTTCGTGGTGCCGACGCGAATGAAGTCGCAGTGCCGTGTCTCGATGCGATACTGGCCGTTCTGGGAGGACAGATACTCGCGGGCAATCCCGGCCACGTTGCTCGCGTGGTTGTGGCTGATGACGATGGTGTCGGCACCCTCGATCCACGCGAACATGCGCTTGGCGTCAAGGACGCCCATGCTCATGGGACTGTTGCCGCCGCCGGTCCCGTGTTGGTATCGCATGGTGTATGCAAGATGATTCCCGCCAGCCTGAATCTGGAACTTGATCCAGCCGCCGTAGCCGCCGGCTCCAATGGGCGTGTGCGCCCGTTCCTTGACAGCCCGCACGACGTGCGCGGTTGGGTCGCTCTCGTTGTGCCTCATCCAGCCCGTCTCGTGATTCCCCGCGGCCAGCACTGCGACATGGCTGGCGTATGGTGCGAGCAGGTCCGCCCCCATGTCCACGACCTTGTCGAAGTAGGCGTCCGTCAACAGAGCAGAACGGAGCGCGGCCTTGCTGGAGCGCCGGTCATTCCGGCCTTGCATCAGGTCGAGGTAGTCGCCAACGATGATCGTCACGGCGTCACGCTCGACGGCCTGGGCCAGCAGGCGGGTGAGAACATCGTTCCTCGCTGCGGGGTTGTCCACGTGGTTGTCGGCCAGCAGCAGCACCCACTGCTCGACCTGCTTGGCGTTTGGCCTGGGCACCTTGACCACGTGGATGTTCTTGCCGTGGTGTTCGACTGACCACCCACGCTTGCGGTCGGGGTACTTCTGACGCACGGGCGCCGGAGTCAGAATCTCGCCGTGGGCAAACACGGCCTTCGAGTCTCGCTTCCTCGTCACTCTAGACCTCCAGCGTGAGCGTCTGCATCGACCGCAGGCGTGTGCTCTCCAAGCAGCTGCATGAGCCGACGGGCAAACTCCGGAGCATCGGAAACCCGAACCATCGCCACCCATTCCGTGCTGGTGTCCTCACGCATCAGCACAACAGGCACGCTCCCTGGCGTCGCGTCCATCTCGGCCTGCTCGAGGAAATCGAGGGCCGCGATACGGGCGTATCGCTTTACCTCGAGGTGCATGCCAGGCACGCCGGTCAGGTCGGCATCGCCATCGCGGCCGCAGAACTGCTGAGACCGCCGGGCCCCAGCGGCGTTCCAGTGGTGGACCACGGCCGCTGCCGCCTCACGCTCGCCACGCTTGCCCTTGTTCCTGCTGTGCAGCCCCATGATTACATCGTGCCCATTTCGTGGGCCCGTTCAAGGGTCAACCCGGAGAGACGTACGCGTTCCCAGCCTTGTCGTACCGCACCCGCCCGCTGTAGGTCCATTGTCCGGTGTTCGGGTCGTGCAGGTAGATGCCCTCGGTGTAGATGTCCTTTGACAGTGCCTGCGGCAACTCGTCCAGGCAGATGCCGCAGACGATGGGCACACGGATCTCCAAGTCCGTGTCCTCGACCGTGACCACGTCGCCGTCGCAGGGACCCCATCTCAGCACCGTCTCCATGACGGCATTCTCCCCGCCGTGCGTTCACGTTCCATAGTCAACCGGGCCTCATGGATCAGCCGAGCCCACTCGGTTACCTCGTCTTGACCTGGGGCGTGCTTGGTGATGGCCCACCGGCACCGTTCCCGCTCGACGCCCCAGCACCGGCAGGCGGCACACGTCGACAGGCGACCGAGCCTCCGGACCAGCGTGACGTACAGGGCCAGCTGCTCCGGGTTGTCTGCCGCCTGACCCCGGAGCGTGGCCACGGCCCTGGGCGTCCAGCTGCCCAGTTCCAGCCATGCGATGGTCCGCATGACAAGGTCCGCCCTTCCCGCCACCCGAATCTCGGGGTTCATTCTCGGGGTCCTTCAAGGCAGCAGGACGAATCTCGGGGGGGAATCCCTTTAGGGATTCCCCCCGAGATTCTCCTGCCCAATCTCGGGGGGTAATCTCGGGGCCCCGAGATTCTTGCCCCGAGATTCTCCGGGTAGTTATCAGGGCTCACGACGCCCTCCGATACTTGGCCGAACGGCCGTCCCCAACCTGCTCCAGAAGCGGCCTCCGCTTGGGTGTCTTGGCGACCGCCTGCTCCTTCAAGGTGCGGACTCGGTTCTCCTTGAGCCCGGCCTCGGCACCACAGGCCACCAGTTCCTTGTACGACCATTCAGTCGCCGGCGTCGGGAAGAACTCGTCAACGAACCGGTCAACGTTCCAGCCGTCATCCTTGCCCTTCCTGGCCTTCTTCAGTGTCTTGGGATCGGCCATGGGCTCGGGGTAGAACCGCGGGTACTCGAACCGCACGACGGCTGGCTGGATCGGCGCCCAAGACCGGCAGGCCGCGTCGATTACCAGGTGCTTCTCCAGCTCGTGCTCCCGCAGGACCAGATGCGTGTCCGCAGCCCGGCTCATGGACCCGGCCCCTGAGCCCACGTCGGTCACCGCCTTCTCGGCCTGGCTGCCCTTGCTCGTGTGGTGGATGCAGACCAGGGCCGCGTCCAGCCTTTTGGCCATGGCGTCCAGCCGGTTGTACGTGCTGGCCATGTACGAGTTGTCGTTCTCGTCGGCACCGTCCCCAATGTTGAACCGGTAGAAGGCGTCGAAGATGACCAGCCCGTAGTGACCGGGCTGCACGGGCTTCAGCAGGCCATCGTCCAGGCTCTGGAACGACTGCAGGGCACCGCGGAGGCTCTTGACCTCCAGCCACCCGTCCAGCTCCTCCAGCGGGATTCCCATGGCGCTGGCGACCCGCTGCAGGCGTTCCGCCAGCGTCTCTTCGTGCAGCTCGTTGTCGATCAGCAGGACCTTGGACCGCTCGACCTTGTACGTGTTCATCCACGCCCGCCCGGTCGCCACGCACAGGGCAAGGTCCAGCACCATCCACGACTTGCCAGTCTTGGGCGCGGCGATGATGTTCATGGTCTCGCCGGACCGCAGCAGGCCGTGCACTAGCGGTCGCCGCATCGCCGGGTTGGCCCGTATCAGGTCCAGGATGCCCACCGGCTGGCTCACGGGCTCGGACTCGTCGGCTGCCTCCACCTCCTCAGCCCGCCCCCTACAGGGCGTCCTGTCGCCCTTGAACGCGTTGCGGACCTGCCTGGGCACGTCGGCGAGTTCATCGGGCTCAAGCCTCAGCAGCCGGGCCCGCTTGAGGATGGCACGCTCGGCGTCCCCCTGGTCCCACTCACGGGCCCGCAGGTCGCAGGCGACCGTAAAGATCGTCTGCCGCCGCCCGGCCCGCATCACGAAGCCCTCGTGCAGGAACCGCTGGGACAAGTCCGACAGCGAGCCCGGGACCACGTGCTCGTCCACCGCCTCGGCCGCAAACTGCACCGGGTCGGGGAACTCGTCTAATTCGTACACGTTATCCGGCTCTGTCGATTCGACAACGCACAGCGGCTGGTGGTGGTACTTCCAGTTTCGGAAGCCCGGCAGACGCATGATCCGTGGTGCGTCGGTCACGGCCTGGTCCGACCCGAGCCGGATGGCCAGCGCCTTCTGGCGTGCCGTCCACGCCTTCAGGTCCTCCATGGGCTCGAGCAGCCGCCACCAGGCATGCACGCCGCCGCCGGTGGACACGATCACCGTGGGCTCCGGGATCAGTGCCTCGGTCCACCGACGCCTGGCTTCTTGGACGCTCACGCCACCGTCGAAGTCGGCGAACAGGCAGCGGGCCAGCCCGACGTGCTCGGCCTTACCGCCGCGCTCTTTGCGCGGGTTGGCTCCGAAGTACACGTGCGT